ATGGTGGCCCTGCGCCGCATACCCCGGGAGCATCGCGACTGGGTATTGGAGCAACTGCCGAATGCCAAGACGGTACTCAGCGCAATGAACCGCGCACAGGCTGTGCCGTACCGGATCAACCGGGATGTGCTGGCACTGCTGCGCAAGGCGCTGGGTGTGGAGTCCGGCGTGCTCGGGCTACCGTCACACGGCGAGGCACGTAAGCCGCCGTTCCCGTTCAACAACGAATGGAAGAAGGACAACGCCACCGAGGCCGAGCTGGAGAACTTCCAACTCTGGAAGGCGCAGACTGCTGCATGGCACGCCGACGAGGCGAAGCGCGTGAGCAAGAAGCGCAGTATTGCATCCGCCGCCCGGTTGATGCAGCGGTATGTAGACGAGCCTGAACTGTACTTCGTGACCTACGTGGACTCGCGGGGTCGGTTGTACTTCCGGGGGAATGTGCACCCGCAGTCCCACGACTCGACGAAGGCGTGTTTGGAATTCGCGAATGGCAAACGCCTAGGGGCTGAAGGGCTCGCATGGCTGAAGGTTCATGTAGCAAACTGTGCTGGCTTCGACAAGGCCGACTATCCCGAGCGCATGAGGTGGACCGAGGAGAACTGGGGCAGTATATGTGCGTGGCTCGACGAACCGTTTGCAGCACCTGCACCCGACCCCGATAGTTCTTTCAGCTTCTACGCTGCAGGCATGGAGCTACGTCGGGCTCTCCGACTGCCGCACCCAGACGAATACATCACACACCTCCCCTGTGCTCAGGACGCTACTTGCTCTGGACTGCAGCACTTCAGCGCCCTCTTCCGAGACGAGGTGGGCGGGGCTTGCGTAAACCTGATCGACTCTGGCGGGAAGGAGAAGGCGGATGTGTACATGGCTGTGGCAAAGGCGGCGCAAGCTCGCCTCACGAGTGACGACGCAAACATCGCGCACTTCTGGCAGCAGCACCCAATTACCCGGGATATGGCAAAGCGCCCGGTGATGACATTCGTGTACGGCAGCACACTCACCTCCAGCATGGACTACGTAGCTACCGGGATGGCAGCTGCAGGCATCCAGCCCATCACCGAAGGTGGCACTGTGCTGTACAGCTTGCTGAAGCTCTCAGTGCCCGTGGCAAAGGCTCTGCGTTACGGCGTGGAGCAGACCGTGCCAAAGGCTGCCGCAGGGATGCGGTATCTGCAGGAGTGGGCGCGGCGAAGCGCCGGGGCATTGCGCTGGGTTACTCCAGCCGGTATGCCGGTGGTGAACTGGGCCGAGGGTTCGGAGCTGGTGCGCGTGGAGATACGCAGCATGGGCGTGCGCTCTGTGCTTATGGCCCGCGATACTGGGAAGTACAAGGGTGACTCCGCATCCGATGCGATTGCCCCGAACTTCGTGCACAGTTTGGACTCCGCCCACCTCTGCATGGTACTGCACGAGGCACCTTTCGATGTGGTTCCGATCCACGACTCCTTCGGTGCACTGGCCTGTGACATCCCGCACCTGCACGCAATCCTGCGCAGCACCTTCGTGGAGCTGTACCAGACCGATCCGCTGCAGCAGTTGGAGGCCACCCCGTTGAAAGACGGCGCCGAGATTCCAGTGCGCCCCACCGCCGGCAACCTAGACCTGCGTGCTGTTCTGCGCAGTCGGTTTGTCTTCTGCTAGAAGCCGCACGTACAGACAGCACGAAACCGTGCAGTGCTTGACGGAACCCACCTACCGCCACGGCAGCGCCATCGGCGCGTAGGTGGACTTACAAGGAGCCCTTATGGCAGACCAAACTGCAGTATGGCACCCCCAGCATGTGATCGACCTTGAGAAGGCGTTCCCTGAGCGCACCGGGCTGGATGACGCCGAAGTAATGGCGTACGAGCGAGGTCAGCGTTCTGTGCTGGCCCACATCGCCATGCTGATTCAGCAGCGGCGTGCAAAAGTACAGGAAGGAGCACCGCATGGGGTGGCTTAAAAAGACGGTGGGGAATCTGTTGCCCTCCAATTCGATGGAGAATATCGGCAATATCGTACTCGGCTCGGGCACGGGTACCAAAGTGATGAACAAGCAAGCCCCGGGTACGGGTATCAAAGTACGTGACTTTCACGACATCGGATTCGATACCAAGTCAGGCATCGACGCTTGGAATGACATGATGGGTACCGTGGGCGGCACTGGCAACCTCGCGAAGCAGCGTACAACCTACGACTCCCAAGTGGCAAAGGAAGGCGCTGCAGAGACCATGCGGCTGCAGGGTATCGAGCAGGCACGGATTGCCAGCGAGAATGCGCATGCGCTTGAGGGCTCCCAGAGCGCTGACGTAGCGGATGTGCAGGTCGGCGGCAGCGCGGACATCGCTCTCGGCGTGGGCACTGCCACAGGTCGTCGTCGTCGTACCGGGGGCGGTGTAGGCGTCACTGTGGGGGTCTGATGAAACCCTCAGAAGCCTACAACAAGTACCGGGACTCCAAGTTCGAGTCCCGGGCCGAGACTTTCGCGTACTGGACGCTCCCCTCTCTCTTCCCATCTGTGGATGAGCTGAAGACCGTCAATAGCAAAGACCTCGCCCGGGACTGGCAGAGCTTTGGTGCCCAGCTCGTGCACCACCTCGCCAGCAAGTTCGCGAGTACCCTCTTCCCGCTGAGTATGCCGTTCTTCAAGCTCGCCCTCACCGGCGCCGTGCGGGACGTGTTCAAGCAGTCCATGAACGTCGGGGACGGCAAGCTCAACAGTGTACAGGCCAAGGCCGAAGTGCAAGCCTGCGCCCGGCTGATGGTTCAGGGGAACTACAACCGTCTGATCCACGCTTTGAAGCTGCTGATTGTGGTGGGGAACTGCCTGATCTACCGTGCGCCGAATGGGCGCCTGCAGGTGTACTCCCCTCGGCATTACGTCGTGCTCCGTGACGGCACCGGCGAGCCCTTGCTCGTAGTCCTGAAGGAGCAGCGCGCATGGAGCCTACTGCCGGAGCATATTCGGCGAGTTGTGCCCAAGCGTGAGGCGGATGACCACATTCATCTGTACACGCAGATCGAGTGGCTGCCACCTGATACCGACGGTGTGCAGTTGGTACATATCACACAGGAAATTGAGACGTGGGTGTCGGAGCCGCTACCTGTGCGCTCCGAGGTGAACCCGTTTATCCCCGCGACATGGGAACTCACGCCCGGGGAGTCTTTGGGTCGGGGCTTCGTGGAATCGCAGGCTGGTGACTTCGGTCGGTACAGTGAGCTGAGCTACGCTACAGCGCTGTATGAGATTGAAGCCGCTCGTGTGATCCACTTCGTTAAGCCCGGTTCCGGCGCTGACGTAGATGCCATCAACCGGGCAAAGAGTGGCGAGTACGTGCAGGGCGATCCGAACTTCATCGAAGCACATGAGTCAGGTGACGGCAACAAGCTGCAGCAACTGCAAGCCAGCCTACAACTGCTGGAGGCTCGACTGGGCCGCGCATTCGCATGGGGTGGAAGCACCCGCGATGCCGAGCGTGTAACCGCGTATGAGCTTGCAAAGAACGCTGCCGAGTTGGATGTGTCATTCGGCGGGGCACACTCTGCACTCAGCGCCACGCTGCATCCGCCGCTAGCCTACTTGCTCCTGCAGGCGGAGTCTCCGTCGTTCATCCAGACAGTTCTATCTGGTGGCGGGCAGCTCGATATGCTCACAGGCATGGCTGCACTTGGCCGCTCCGGTAAGCTCACTGCACTGCTGCAAGCTGCGCAAGAATCCCGCGCCGTGTACGATTCCGTAGCCCCGATGACACAGCGCCTCAGTCCAGAACGTACGTTCGAGCTGGCATGTGCCGCCCGTGGCGCGGACCCTGAAGAGGTGTACCGCACAGAGGAGGAGCTGGCTGAGTTGTCCGCCAGCACTGCGCCACAGGCCGGCAATCCCGAAGAAATTCAATCTGCATTACAAGGAACTCTCCAGAATGGTTGATCCCGAAAACGTCGTCCCGGGTGTAACCCCGTCCGCCCCTGCATCAAGCCCGGCCCCTGCAGCACCGGGTCCAACCCCCGCCGGCCCGGCGCCGTATGTCCCGGAGTCTAGTGGAGACGCCCTGTTCGATGTGGCAGTGAGTTCGTTCTCCCAGAACTACCGGGTCTCACAGGAGCTGTACAACAGCGCCATCGCCCCGGCTATCGCTGCAGGGGATGTCTCGAAGTTGGATCACGTCCAACTTGTGGCGAAGCTCGGCGCGGAGGGTGCTCAGGCTGCTGTGCGTATTGCCCAAGCCGCAGTGGCCCGCAACGGCGCCAACGAAACGAAGGCTACCCTGCTTGTGCACAGCACGGCAGGCAGTGCAGAGAACTGGGCGAAGGCTGTGGCTGCGTTCAACGCCTCCCAGCCGGACTTCGTGAAGCAGCAAATGAATACCCTCCTGAACTCCGGGGATGAGAAGCAGATCGGCTACGCCGCATCGCAAATCCTCCGCGCTGCACAGGTGGCAGGTGTACTCACCGGGGCTCTCCCCGTTGGGCTTGGCGGTTCCGCCGCAGGTAGTACCGGCCTTAGCGCCGCTCAGTTCAAAGAGGCGCAAGCTGCTTTGAGGAAAGAGGCTGGTAATCGTTCACTCGAATCCGGTCCGTTTGCAGTGAAATGGCAAGCTCTGCAGGCCCAGCGCACGCTCGGTCGCTCGCAGGGCCTGTAACTCAAGGAGATATAAATGGTCGCTACCGTTTACGACGGTTCCCAAACCAAGCCCCACTGGGGCGGTGCCTCCAGCACCACCGATCAGCATCTGGAAGAGTACCACAACGAAGTGGACACGAAGTTCCAGTACAGCGCCCTGTTCAAGTCGCTGAGTACCCAGCGTTCGGTGAATGATCGCTCGAACACGTACCGCATCGACCGTATCGGTGCTGGCGCCGTCAAGGGCCGTACCTCGGGCGTGAAGCTCGACACCACCCGTGTGACCAGCGACAAGCTGAATATCACGGTGGAGACGGTCCTGTACATCCGCAACGCCTTCGACTACCAAGACGACTGGACTGCGCCTGACACGCTGATGGAGATTGCAACCGGCAACGCCACCGCATTCGCCGAGAAGTACGACCAGTCGCACATCATCCAGCTCATCAAGGCTCGCTCGTGGGCGGCCCCGGCTCACCTGAAGACCAACAACGCCTTCTATGATGGCGCTGAAGTGGTCTGCAACACGGAAGCCACGCCGGTTACGATTGCTGAGTACGAGGCGAATGCCTACGCTCTGGATCAGGCCCATAAGGCTTCGGTCACGGCTCTCGTGAAGCGCAAGGTTCCGATGTCGGACATGCTCACCATCGTCACGCCGGAAGTGTACACCGCCCTGAACAACCTGCCGAAGCTGAAGGATAGCACCTTCAACAGCGCCGATGGTGGTACGTTCGCAGAGCGGCGTGTCACCCGTCTGAATGGTGTGCCTGTTATCGAGTGCACGGAGTTCCCGACGATCCTCGGTACTGCCGAACCCGGCGGCCACCACGTCCTGAGCACCACCGCCAACGGCAACGCATTCGACTGCGTGGCTGCTGACCTGCTGTGTGGCATGATTACGTTCTCGAAGTCCAAGACTCTCGTGACCGTGGAGGCCAAGGGCTTCACCTCCCGTTACTGGGACGACGAAGCCGACTTCTCGAACGTGCTGGACTGCTACTGCATGTACACCATCGCCGGTCGTCGTCCCGATACCGCCGTTGTCGTCCGCATCGTCGCAGCCTA